TGGCTTGGGGCTTAGAATGGACTGTTAGGGATTCTCAGACTGTGCAATACTCGCCAGTTATCAAGTTGAATTTGTTTAATCTGAATGTGCTCAGTTGCCTTTTCCAGTATCCGCCTTGCATTGTTGGCGCACCTGATAGAGTTGCGGGGATATCCATAATATGTTGCAGCCAACTTATGTTCAGCCACTTTAAGTAACGGTTCTATATCGATCATATAGCGAGCCATATTAATTGAGTGTTGCCATAACCAGCAGAGGGTTTGCAAGTCGTCATCGGATATTTGTTGTTTAATTTCCAGCGCAGGTAGTTCTTCTTTACCTAGGAATTCACCTTCAAGTGCATTTAAGAACTCTACTGCTTCCGTTATCTGAGTTGGCTCAAGCTGGTGAATATGCTCAACCTCGAAATGCTCATGGACCAGCTTCCAGATATCAGGGTAAATCTTACCAATGCCGGTAGTGATTAAACGCTCGGCTGTCTGGCGGAGAGGTATTAGCTGGCTCGCGGTTGAGCGGCGAGTTTTCTTTTTAACTTCTGCCGCACCTTTTTGGCTAAAGTAAAAATCTTCCAGTGCTTCGAAAACGTCCCAAGCTTTATCAGTGTCGAGCATTTTGGCGTGACGGGCTGCGCCGCGTTCTGTCCACAAGATAAGGCTTCTTGTCTTGGGTGAAATTTGTAGGTTACTTAAAGTAACCCGCAAATCTTTTAGAGCCTTCCCAATAATTTTAAAGTAATGCTTACCTTCAACGAATCTTTGCGTATTTCGTGAATGGTTCACTTTGATGTTATTGGTGCTGGTTTCATACAATTGAGCTAATAACTCGGTAGTGATCACCGGAATGCTGTTATGAATGATAGCCTGGAGATTTTGGGCTGAAATTTGATTAGCCATTGCTGACTCCTCTGTTTGTTTTCTTCGAATTGCCACTGTTGTAGTGGTGCCGGGAGGTTCGAAACAGCACAAACAAAGCTGCGGACTTATTCCCCATTACTGGGTGTTGTATTCGTCGCCCTCCCGACCTTGATCGGTGCGTGGCCGCGCACTGCGTCCACTGAATGATAGGCATAAAAAATCCAACGCTAACGGGGTTGGTTTTGACCGTGTTTGTTGAGGTTTCGAAGCCTCGTAAATGCACGATAACCCCAGAGAGTGATCCTGTCAACAATATTTCTTGCTGGTATGTTGCTACATTTACGTTACGTAGTACTTCATAAATGACAAGTTGACTGCTTTTCACTATACTTAACATGTCTGTATTCCTTAGTCGGTTTTGGACAAATTAGGAACCTCAGTCGTTGGCGCGGCTGGGGTTTCCCTCTTTTGAGGGAACAACAATATCACTTTTTTACTCTCATGGAATTAACCGGCTTGTTAATATAGGCAAATAATGTAGATTAATAATCGCATTTTTATGCTAAAATCAACACTATTTTAAAAATATTATTTTTTTAATTTTAAAAATTACAATTAATAATTGGATAATTTCGGAATTTAAAGATGAATATTCGGCTATAGAAGTGTAGGCGAAATTGCGAAGCCTGCCGCAGAAATCTCTATAACATACTGAAATAAATGAAAAAAATTGGAAATAACTACACTTTGCCGCTGAATTTGTTTGAAGAAATGTAATTAATTGTAAATATTCAGTTTACTGCTGTCAGGTAGCTTAAAAGGTTACAACCCCCAAGTCAGGGATGGCTCAAATAATCACCTTTTCTTGCATTATTGTGTGGGTTATTATTAACCAGTTAGCGAGCATTAAGGAGGCATACATGGATCGCGTTATCTATAGCGCAAAATTCGGTGATAAGACGGTCAGGTTTGTTACGCTTAAAATGGAGCTTTATGTGTCGCGTGCTGATATTATCGAAATTATTCGAGAATGCGCAACTGATTATGTAAAACCAGTGGTTGATACTTTAGTGGACAAATGGTTAGAAATGGCAGCAGATGTTCATGATAAAAAGTCAGCCATGCTAGGTAAAAGTAGTATTGGGCCAGTTATACACTTTCATGCTACGGCTGATTTGCTTCATGCTATGTCTGATTTTAACGAGTCTAAAAGTGACGAACTGATAGAGACAGGGCGTAGGATACATACTATTTTTATATGGTTTGCTGATGCTTCTCATCATGCTAATGAACATTTCGGTATAACGGTTTTTGATATGCTTAATTCAGTTAGTAAAAGATTAGATAGGTTTAGCACACCTTTTGTTGTGAATGTTATCCATGATGATATGTGGATTGCTGAGTGCGATGAGCTTGGATTGGTTACAGAAGCCAAAACTTATGATGAATTGACAGAAAAAGTTTGGGAAATAGCGCCTGAACTTTATGAGCTTAATGGTTTAGGCAATAATTCTGAGGATATTCGCATTAGGTTTATTCAGGAACAATCTTACGATTCAAGGATGGCACTCTGATATGGGATCTGGCTTGTATCCACAACTGAAAGAAATCTTATTGGCGCATGGATGCTATTTTGTTAGACAAGGAAAAGGTAGCCATGAAATATGGCGCAGCGACATAACCAATAAAGCATTTAGTGTGCCATATACAATAGTCTCCAAGCATACCGCTAATGCAATTCTGAGACAGGCGGGCATTAAAGAAAAGATCTAATGATTTACTTGTTAGCCTGTATGAGAAGCCCCTTTCGGGGCTTTAAGCTGCCTGTGCGGCAGTAGACGCATAATAACTTTCCATTTCATCATAGCTGCGTTTCTAAGCTGCCTGTACGGCAGTAGACTGTTATATACTAACCTTAACTCTCTAATCTTTAAAGAGTATAGCCATAAAAAATCAGAAACCCCTTTTTTACAACCTCTTGAAAATTTCATTAAAAATCAAAATATTATAAATTAATATAAAAGAGGGCTAAGTTGGGCCAGTAACGGACGATTTTTAGCCTGTCTACGAACGTGATAGAATGTGGTTTTGTCATTGAGTAAGGGTAAGAAATGGGTGGTATTAGCGTTTGGAATGTGATTGTTGCGGCTGTGATCATAGTATTAATTTATGCATTTGTGATAATCCCTTGGAAATCTACATCCAAAAAAGCAAGTGAAAAAGGGTGGCAGATAGGATTAAGTGCTGCTCTAATAATTATGTTGTACATAATAATATCATATTTACTTGCTACAATATCCTTTGTTTTTGGAGTGCCAGAGATAGAGGGGATTGCTGGCATTATTGTTATTTTGATAATTAATGCTATAGCTTGGTTTATAATAAACCTCTTAATTGGACTACTCCCAGACCGCACAGAGAAAAAAAGGTGTAAATATTGTAGCGAGTTAATAATTCATGATGCTGTGAAATGTAAGCATTGTGGAAGCGATTTAAGTGATAAAGATAGATAGTGTCTTTTGAATGAGATAACGTAGTTATTTACTATCGTATATATAGTTTGAGACCCGCCACATGCGGGTTTTTTTCATACCTAAAATGAGGTCACAAATGGCAGAAACAATTGATTCATTACTTGTATCTCTTGGTTTGGAAACAGACAAAAAGAGTTTTGATATAGCTAACGCTGCATTTAAAGGTGTTACTGACAATATGATGCAATTAGCGGCTACTGTAGCTGCTGGATTTGGCTTTGATAAGCTAACGCGAGATTTCGCTGGTTTTGTTTCTGAGATAGATAGATTTTCTCGTCGCCATCTTATTGATCCCAATAATGTATTGCGTTGGGGTTATGCGTATGAACAGATGGGCGGTAAAGTTCAGGATGCAATGAGTACAATTGAGAAATTTAATAATCTTAGAGATAAAGCTGCTGATGGCCGAATTGACGAAAACGCTCTCAGGCAGGCTGGTATTAATCCTTATGAATTGATTAATAAGGATAATCCTCATTCTGCAATGATGTGGGCTGCTGAAAATATGCCCAAGATGAATATGGATCAAAGGAGAAGGTTTAGTAACGGATTGGGGTTAAATAAATTCGAACAAGATGTGTTCTCTAAGGGTCCAAACTGGGTACAGGAACAATTCAATGAATACAATAAACGTGGTCAAATAATCACTCCTGAAGCAATAAAAATAGCGAATGAATATAATGATGCTGTTCAGAAGTTAACGACAAATTTAAATGGCTTAGCTAGTGAATTAAGCGGACCTCTTACAGCAAGCATCACTAACTTAGCTAATCGAGCCGATAAATGGCTTATTGATAATAAACAAGGAATTATTGAAAAACTTGATGAAGCTATGCCACTTCTAAAAACTATGGCTATAGGAATAACTGCTATTGCCGCATCAAAAGGAGTTAGTGGAATTTTTGGCAAAATGGGAGGGTTTAAATCACTTATCAGAGCTGGAATAACGGGATATGCAATTAATGAGGTAATTGAAAAGGATATGTGGGATTGGGATTCAAAGGATGTAAAAGAAAATTGGGGAATTAAATTACCTGATTGGCTGTTTTATAAAAACATGAGTGATTGGTTCGATAGTAAAGATGAATCAATACCGGATAAAATTAAACATGGAATGAAAGTAAGCTCAATTAATCCGAATGCGCTGGATATTCCCGGTAATGATCCTTTGAACAATATGGATTATATAAAAAATTATTTAACAATGTCGGGTGTCAATAATTCATCTCAGCGTGAACAATTGGCTGAATCATTCTCTCAAGCGTCAAAAAAATATAATGTTCCAGTCAGCGTTTTATTGGGAATGGCAAAACAAGAATCAGGATTTAACCCTAATGCTACAGGCCCACAAACAAAATGGGGACAGGCAAAAGGAATAATGCAATATCTTGATAGCTCCGCTCAATCCCTAGGCATAGATCCGCTTAATTCTGATCAAGCTATAAATGCTGCTGCAATGCAATTACGCCAGCGCCTGAATAAAGGTGAAAGTATGGAAGAGGCTGTTGCGGAACATCATGCCGGACCAAATCGTAAATTATGGGGAGAAAAAACAGAGGATTACGTGAGAAAAGTTGGTAACTATTCCCTGGCTATGGAAGACTATGCTGCTCGCAGAAATACAATACCAACCCCCCCTATAAAGTCTAAATCTAGCAATAATGGTGCCCCTATCAACGCTACCGTTAATGCCAATGTGACAGTAAATGAAGCTGGTAATCCAGAAAAAACAAAGGAAATTGTTCAGCAATGTATCAATGACGCATGTAACGAATTAGCCGTATCTGTGAGGACAACAGCACAATGAGTATTGTCGGTATTTTTACCAAATCCCGCCCAGAAATTGGCGGTATTTTTTTTGACGCAGTTCTTGAAGAGTCATCAGAAATGAGAACGGATGTTAGCGAATATCCATTAGAAAATGCAATGACAGCAAATGACAACGCAGTCACACGCCCGTTATATGTCACTATGACCGTTGCGCTGTCAGATAATCCGATCAAAGCTCTGATTGCTGAAACCGGTCAATATTCAGGGATATTGGGGATGGGGGCTGGCGTTGCTACTGGCTTGGCCGCGTCAGTATTGCCTGGTGGTATTGCTGCATTGGCTGGACTGGGTGCTTCTGTAGGATTTGGCATTGCTGGTGAGTATGGAACCAAACGATCAATGAATATTCTTGATAAGATTAGGGAGCTACAGAGTAGTCACACTGTAATGACTGTCATTGGCACCAAAAGTGCGTCATATGCGAATATGATTATTACAAATACCCGACAAGTAACAAATACAGAGAATCAAGATGGGCTGGAATTAGTTGTTGAAATGCGGCAGCTTTTGATTATTAACAAAGATGGAAAAAACAAGGACGCATCACTTATCAATGCTAATCTCCCGGCTGGAGATAGTGTAAGCACGCAGGGGCAAGCTACTGTTAATCACGGAGAGGTTTTATTGCAATGAATATCATTCCTCTTACAAGAAATGCAGCCTACCAAAAATTTTCTATTACACTAAATAATCATCAACTAGTATTTTATCTACGTTGGTTGACTCGATATAGATATTTTGTTGTTGATATCATGAATATTGATAATAGTCCGATAGCATTAGGCCGGGCATTACATGTTGGAGTAAATTTACTTGCCGGATTGAATGCAGATATTGGGGAAATTATTCTGGAAGGAGAAACCCCAACTATCAGTAACTTGGGTATTAAAAATCAATTAAAGTGGTATCCAATATGAATGGTGATCTGTTTGGAAGAAATTATAAATTGGTCATAAAATCAAGCGGTGGTGGAGAAGACCTTATTTTTAGTCCACCGATGCAAGTTACATTTAATATAGAAGGGATACCAAATAACGCTGACGCATTGGGACGCATCACCGTATACGGCGTATCAGCAGAAACTAGAAGCCGAATTTACAATGAATATGATTCAGTTTCCTTATCTGCCGGCTATGGTGATGATGTTGGTGTTATATTTAAAGGTGAAATAAACAACTTCGAGACGGGTCGAGATGGTGTAAATACATATATCAGGTTTTATTGTCGGTCATTCTTTAGAAAATGGGTTAATGCATATATAAATAAGTCTTGGGGCGAAAACACGACAATATTAGAAATCATAAAGGATGTTGCCGAAACATTTGGGACTACTTTAGAAGTAGTAGGAGATTTTTCTGATTTACCGTTAGCAATTAAAGGAAAGACTGCGGGTGGCGTAAATTCTATAACATTCTTAACCGAACTATCAGAAACGTTTGATTTTAAATATAATTTCGAAAGTACAAAATTAGTCGTTATCAGAAATAAAGCATCACGAGAACATACACATAAAATATCATCTCTCAATGGTATGGAAGGGATACCGAGAGTTTACTTACAATCTTTAGAGGTTGATATAAAGCTTAATCATTTGATTAGACCAGCAGATTGGGTAGAAGTCTATCGGATGTATGATCAGTTTAATTTTAGTGGTATGTATACAACACCCTATAAAGACCTTCTTACTGCCGGAAGATTTTCAGTGTTAAGTATTTCGCACCAAGGTGACTTCTATCACGACACATGGAAAACTACGGTCAAAGCATTATTGCTTAAAGGATAATATAATGAAAATTATAGACTCAAAGCTGAATCCAATGCTGGAAGCAATGAAGGAGTTTAAAAAGTCTGCATTATCACCGCTAATGATTTGCTTGCCGGGGAAAATTATTTCTTATAACCCAGCTAATCAGCGGGCACAAATTGAGTGCGGCATTCAGAGAAAAATAGGCAACGATTTTATTACCATGCCTGTTATTAGCAATGTCCCGGTCCAGTTTTCAGGCACTCAAGAATGGACGCTATTCCATGAATTACCACCCGGTACAGAAGGGCTTATTCATTTTAGCCAGAGAGCTATTGATACATGGATAGATCAGGGAGGTCCTGTTGCTCCTCACGAAATGAGAATGTTCAGTGCCACCGATGCCTTTTTCTCACCCGGTTATCGTTCAATGCAAACTGTTATTCCTGGCTTGCCAACATCGGGTATGGGAATGAGTAACCGATCTGGTTCTGTGCGCATTCATATGACTGATGGAGGGATAGCGTTATCAGTCGGTGGAACGTCACTATCACTGACAAGCTCAGGTATGACATATAACGGCCCGGAGTTTACGAATAGCGGTAAAACTACGCTCAATGGCAGAACCACAGTTAATCAGGGTGGCTTATCTGTTGAAGGTATTGAGTTTGGTAAACATATTCATGGCGGGATTCAGACTGGTAACGGTACAACGCGAGGCCCACAGTAATGACGACTGATGAAAAAATGGTGGTATCCATAAAATCATTCAGGGAATTGATTTTGGTAGCTAATTTGATGATTTCATAACAAAAATTAAGGTTGTAGCATGAAAAAGCTTAAAATATTTACCGCTATCTTTCAGCCACATGGTTTTTATGTCAGTGCCAGTGTGCAGCATGATTTCTGGGCTTTTCTTGGAAAAAATATAGGTTGGGGACGCTTTACCATGCTGCGTCCCCATGATGAATTTACTCCAGGTGGAGCCATTTTTGAATTAGCTGAAATACTCCCGGCAGATATGAAACACCCTGATCCAGCAATTTCATATACAAATGTTTTATGGTCTCGGCGGGAAGCGCTTGAAGCTGAGATGTCAGCGCCTCTTTTTGGTTTTGAGCTTCGGGTGACGCCTGTATTTGATCAAGCAATGCTTGAAGTAAGGCGTCATACATTTGACGGTTGATTGTTGATTTATCCAGCATTACGGATAGGCCACCATCTTCACGAATATAGTCAATACCCCTTTCAGTGAGTACTAGTCCTCCCGTATAAACAGAGTTGTTGAGTCCGCGCTTAATACCACTGATTAGCAAATGATGCTGTTCCATATAAGTTAAATTGGCAATAAGAACATCCTCATCTCCAGCAAGATTTTCTATATCGGTAAATTGGCTGTTGTTCGCTGGTTTGGGATAATATTCTGCTAGTTTGGTAAGGATTTTACCGCAGAGGGTTAAATCTATTTTCATTTTGGCTTCCTTCTTTGTTGTGTGAGAACTACAAAGATATCATTTAGCCAACCTCTTGCCCTGGTGAATACTAGGGCTTTTTTTTTGAAGGGGATCGCATGATACGAAATTTCATAGATGGCGATATCGTCACACACTGCACCCAATTTGCAACAAGTAAAGAAGCGACAAAGCAGGCTATTATCAGGCGCTTACGCTTATTCTTGGGTGAATACTTTCTAAATATCACCGAAGGTACGCCGTGGTTTCAAAGCATATTAGGGAAAACCTCACTTGATATTGCGGCGGCCAATGTCAAGGAACGCATTATCACTGCACCGGGCGTATTGGGGTTAACCAAATTCGAATTTAAAACAGATATGCAAAATCGAAAAATCACAATTTATGCATCATTGATTGATATCAACAATGAACAATTTGAATTTCTGTTCAATGAGGAGATTGTTTAATGGCTGAAATAACGAGAAATGGCGCAAAGGGGCAGACGCTGAATGAATATTTAACTGTGATGCGTCAGCGTTATTTGGCGATTGATGACGGCTGGAATATTAACCCTGAATCCCCCGATGGACTTGCAATAGCAGCATGGTGCGAGGCATTGGCTAATCTCGATGAAGGAGTAATTGCCGCTTATCACTCAGCAGATCCGAATTCCGCAGCAGGACAGCAACTAGATAGAATAGCGGCATTTGCGGGTATTAAGCGCAATAAAGCCACGCTTTCAACATCGACGGTAATTTTCAGAGGCGTTCCGACAACATTAATTCAAGAAAGAACCCTTGTAAGAAATCGCATTACTAACACTTTGTGGGCTACAGATAATAACGTAATAATAGATGAGAGTGGGACTGCTACTGTCAATGTAACGTGCACAACATCGGGATCACAAACTGCCAATATTGGTACTTTAACCATTATTGCTACGCCCATTGGGGGTGTAACGGCTGTTAACAATGAAACATCAGAATCGCCGGGCAGAGATATTGAATCAGATAATGCTTTTCGAATCCGCCGTAACGAATCTGTAGCCCTGCCCGGCTCCAATCAAGTTGATAATATGTATGCTGCGCTGGTTAATATAGACGGCGTAAAGCAAGCCCGTATTTATGAAAATGACAATAGTCAGGTTGATGAAAACGGGGTGAAAGAGCACTCAATGGCAATATTTGCAGACGGTGGATCGGTCAATGATATTATCAACGCCATTGCAGCAAAAAAGAATCCGGGTTGCGGGTTAAATAAATATAACACATTTCCCAATAAAATTACTGAGGATACAAAAACCCCACTGGGAAACCCTGTATCAGTGACATTTTTCAGGCCGGAACTTGTTCCTATTTATGTTCGCGTCGAGATATCGAGTAGCAATAAATTTGATGATGAAAATATAAAACGGGCCATTGTTCACTACACAACGTATGGATTTGACGAAACTAGAGGATTCTCAAAGCTTGGCTTTAGAATCGGTGAGAGTGTTGGGGCTGGAAGAATATTCACACCGGTGAACTATATCATTGCTGATAATGGGTTTGTAAATTCAATTACAGTCGGTAAATCTTGGGATCAAACGAGAGGGGTAGTTAATGTTAAATTTAATCAACTTGGTGTATTTGCCACTGAGAATATAGAGGTTGTATATGTATGACCATAAAAGTAAAGCATTATCTAGAATTTACTGGCAATATAAAAATTCACCAAAACTTATCAACTGGATAACCTCGTTACCTGATATTGCTCAATCTTCCATTGAGGACCAGATAGAAAAAATAAATAACATTCTTGATATAGATAAAGCTGAGGGTGATCAATTAGATATATGCGGGAGAATTGCGGGATTTGCAGAGAGACCACTTATCCGTACTGACTTTGTTTCTATTTTTGCATATAATGGTACTGGTGGAGCACAGCCATATAATATTGCACCGTATAAATCTCCCGGCGAACAAATTAAAATAGCACCAGTATCTGATTTCATGTACCGGATATTAATTAAATCGAAAATACAAAAAAATAACTCAATAGCAACAATAGACGATGTAAAAAGTGCTGTTGATTATATTTTTAATGTTAATTCTGCAATTATTGACGGGCAGGATATGACAATGAAAACAATCTGGATAGATAAAGCTATCGCTGCAAATATTCGCGTACTGATTGAAATGTTTGATTTAATACCCAGACCACAGGGAGTAAAAGCCCATTTAGTCAGGGTTAATCATCATCCCTTTGCATATAAAGGCACTTATGATGCACAACCCTACGGCGTAGGCGCATACGTATAATCGGAGTAATAATAGATGGCTAGAAAAGACAGTTTTAATAAAACATGGGCCAGTAATCCGGCTCAATTCGAAAAGCCCGGTGATGCATTAATTGAGCGCGGCTGGGCTGGTGGAGCATCAGAAGATCCGCCCGAAGCTAAATGGGAAAATTGGTGGCACAATCGTTTAGATGAAGCTCTACTTGAAATCCAAAATAGCGGTGCGCTTGCTTGGTTCTCTGACGCAAAATATACAAAAGGGGCACTGGTAAATTATGGCGGAAAAAATTGGGTTGCATTGTCAGCGAACTCAAATATAAGCCCAAATGGCTCGTTAGATAATGGAATTTGGTTAGAAGTAGAATATTCAAAATCTGATTTTCTCAAGAAATCCCAAAACGGCGCAGACATCCCCGACAAAAACGCCTTTGTGAAAAACCTCGGGTTGGTGGAGACTGTGAATAAGGCGAATAATGCGGTGCCGAATAGTCGGAAAGTGAACGGCAAGGCGTTGAGTGGGGATGTCAGTTTGAATGCGGGGGATGTAGGGTCGTACTCAAGACAAGAGTCAGATGAAAATTTTTTACGTAAACACGGTACCGCATACGTCAGCTTTCTGCACATCGATGCTAAAAATAAATGGCCGGGGATGTGGCTCCACTCGTCAGACGGTTATCAAATAGGGATAGAGGGGACTGTCGGGCGAATGCTAACAATTTGGGCGAATGATGATGATGGCAATCGCAGATATAACTTATTAACACCAGAAAAATCGGGCACGCTTGCAACAACTGATGATATTAACGTCCCAGTCGGCGTCCCACTTCCGTACCCCCACCGATACACACCACCCGGCTATCTAACATGCAACGGTCAAACGTTTGACAAATCCTTATACCCGAAGCTAGCAGAAGCTTATCCTGACGGTAGAGTACCTGATTTAAGAGGCGAATTTATCCGAGGTTGGGACGATAGTCGCGGAGTAGATCCGGGTAGAGTGTGTGGGACGTGGCAGGCTGATAGCACAAAAAGAATACAGCTTGCCGAGGGTAACGCAGATAGCCGTTATATGTCACCAAATCAAGGGCCAGTGAACGGATATTGGTACCCACTTGGCAGGGATGTAAAAGGCAACGCAACTGATACATCAATTGCTAACAATACAGGTGGCAATGAAACCCGCCCCCGTAACATAGCATTTAACTACATAGTGAGAGCAGCATAATGACAGAACAGAAATACTCTTTAGAACATGAAACCGCCGTATTGGGTAAAGATGGTTTAGCCACTCAGGCCGGGTGGATTAAGGTTTATCACTCGAATCAGATAACGAGAGAATTCACAAACTCTGATATTGAGTATGTGATGTTGGGTATCAGTTTATCAGCGGGTGCTTATCCTGATGCGCCAGAACTGCCGAAATCTCCTGACGAAGCCGTGTGTCGTAGTGTAGATGGTAAGTGCTGGGAAATCCGCCCCGATTACCGAGGAAAAATCGCTTACGACACGTTAACACGGGAACCGATTGAGATAACGGAAATTGGGGAATTGCCGAATACGCTGACATTCAAGAAACCACCCACTGATTTTGATAAATGGGATGGTAAAGAATGGGTAGTTGATAAAGACTTACTCAAAGCTCATCAAATCAACGAAGCAAAACAGAAACAAGCAACACTGTTACAGCAAGCAAATTACACAATCTCACTGTTGCAAGATTCTGTTGACTTAGAGATGGCTACAGATGAAACAAGAGCATCTCTGCTCGAATGGAGAAAATACAGAGTACTACTCACTCATACAGATTTGAATCAAGCGCCTGATGTGAAGTGGCCGGAAGTGCCGAAGTGA